CCGCATTTAGAGTATTGACCTTGAAACTTGGTAAAGCAAAAGTACCAATGATTGTTACCAACCACACATATGACGTTGTGGGTTCTATGTTCCCAACAAAAGAAATGGGTGGTGGTTCTGGTCTGAAGTATGCCGCATCTTCAATTGTCTATCTTTCAAAGAAGAAAGAGAAAGACGGTACTGAGGTTGTCGGTAATATCATTCACTGTAAAAATCAGAAGTCACGTTTGACTATCGAAAACAAGATGGTCGATGTACGTCTGATGTATGAACGTGGATTGGATAGGTACTATGGTCTACTTGAACTTGCTCTCAAGGCAGGTATCTTTAAATCAGTTTCCACTCGTATTGAACTACCAGATGGCACAAAGACATTCGGTAAGACAATCAATAATGACCCAGAAAAATTCTATACTGAAGATGTAATGCGTCAACTTGACGAATTCGCTCAGAAAGAATTCAAGTATGGTAATCATCAAGAAGTGGAAGTTGAAGAAGATGCAGTTCAAGAATCTGAATGAAAACTACATTCGTGTCTATGATGATGTGATTCCACAACTCATGTGTGACCACATGATTGAGGAGTTTGAGAAGAACGAAGACCAGTTTGATAAACAAACACTAAAGGGCCATCGTTCTTTCACTCAAATTACATTGCAACAGTATAAGAACTGGAAACCATATCAAGATAACTTGCAGTACGCTTTCAATAGTTGTATCGACAGATACATGGAAGATTGTGATATAACTAACAAGATGTTTCCAGAACAATATGCATATGAAATGTATCGCATGAAAAGATATGAACCAAATGGTGTTGATGAATTTCATGACCATGTAGATGTAGGGAACTATGCATCTGCAAGACGGTTCTTGGTATTTTTTCTATACCTTAATGAACCAGAAGGCGGTGAAACAGATTTTCCCCAGAGGGATATTTCTGTGACACCAAAGGCAGGTAGGATGTTGATGTTCCCACCAATGTGGACACATCTTCACGCAGGCCGAAAAGTAACAGGTGACAAATCCAAATATATAATTGGCAGTTACCTACATTATGTTTAGGAGAAAATGATGAAAGAAGGTACAATCGTATCACTAGTAACACTGTCGGGCGAGTTTCTTGGCAAGTGGGTAAAAGAAGAAAACGGAAATATCACACTTAACAATCCTCGTATGTTGGTAAATACACCAGACGGTAAAGTAGGTTTTGCAAGAGGTGTTTGTATGACAGGTACAGAAAACACAAAAGAGGCAATGTTCTATGCTGGTGGAGTTGTTCTCGCAACAGAAACCAATCCAGAGTTCTCGGCCGCATACACAGAGGCGGTAACAGGTCTTGCAGTTCCAGCACAAGGTAAGGTCATCATTTAATGAAGGACATGAGCGAATACTTCAAATACGTTGAAAACAAAGACCAGAAATGGACAGGTATTGGACTGACTGAAAAGGCAGGAAAGTACCAAGGTGTTGTATATCGCTATGGTAAAGTAGATGTTTCAGAGGACAAAGAAAATGAAAATGCTACTTTACATTTTGAATGGGATATGTTAGATTCTAATGACTTACCAAAAGACTTTTTTGGTGACGATTTTTTTGAACTTGCTGGAGACATTCTTCAGTATATTATTATGGAACAACTAGACGAGGGCAGTTTACAATATGTCGATGCAGACGATAGAGAGAACCACACTAACTAATCTGATTTGGGATGAGGATTACGCAAGGAAAGTAATCCCATTTATCAAACCAGAATATTACGCAGACAAGAATGAACGTGTAATCTTTGAAGAGATTACGAAGTTCACTGAAAAGTACAATGCAATTCCGACACAGGAAGCTCTCACTATCGAACTCGACAACCGAAAGGATGTCAATGATGATGAATATAAAAAGATTGTGGACATTATTGGTTCACTTAATAAAACAGATGTTGACACTCAATGGTTACTCGACACCACAGAAAAGTTCTGTAAGGACAAAGCCATCTACAATGCGGTTGTTGAAGGAATAGGAATTATTGATGGAAAGGATAAGGAGAGAACACCAGAAGCAATCCCATCCATTCTATCTGAGGCACTTGCAGTATCATTCGATACTAATATTGGTCACGACTATGTTGAAGATGGTTCTGAACGATTTGACTTCTATCATAAGAAAGAAGAGAAGATTGCGTTTGACCTAGACTACTTTAACAAGATTACTAAAGGTGGGTTACCACAAAAGACACTGAATATCGCACTGGCTGGAACTGGTGTTGGTAAGTCGTTGTTCATGTGTCACGTTGCGGCATCAACACTTATGCAAGGTAAGAATGTTCTATACATCACAATGGAGATGGCCGAGGAACGTATTGCAGAACGTATTGATGCGAATCTAATGAATGTTACAATGGATGACTTGCATTCTCTTCCAAAGAAGATGTTTGAAACACAGTTGTCCAAGATACAAAAAAAGACAAACGGAAAGTTGATTATTAAGGAATACCCAACTGCGTCAGCACACGTTGGACATTTCAGAAGTCTTATTAAGGAACTCGCACTAAAACGTAGTTTCAGACCAGACATTATTTTTATTGATTATCTAAATATATGTGCATCTTCAAGATTCAAAGGAAATGCAAATGTAGGTTCTTACTTCTATATCAAGTCGATTGCAGAAGAACTAAGAGGACTTGCAGTGGAAAGTAATGTACCTATCATGTCTGCAACACAGACAACAAGAACAGGTTTTACTTCCACGGATGTTGGACTAGAAGACACTTCAGAAAGTTTTGGTTTGCCTGCAACGGCCGACCTAATGTTTGCACTAATCTCGACAGAGGAACTAGAAGACCTTAATCAGATTGTTGTTAAACAGTTGAAGAACCGATACAATGACCCTACTATGAATAAACGATTTGTATTGGGAATAGACAGAGCAAAGATGCGTCTGTATGATTGTGAACAGGAAGCACAGGAAGACTTAGTTGATAGTGGACAAGATGGAAATGTATTCGATAACACACCGTTTGCTGGAAAGAGCAAAGGATATGAAAAATTCTCTGACCTCAAGGTATAGGAAGAAGGAACAAATAAAGTACTTCACTGACGTAAACCTTGAGACAAAACTATGGGAAGTCATTGAACTTCCAACACGAAGAGTCGTGCAAAATTTTCAATTTGAAGAAGATGCATCTAGGGTTTGTTATTCATTGAACAAGAATAAACCGTTTGGTGAGAACCCTATGCCTGCCTTTTTGACTGTTAAGGGTTAATTTTTTTTATAAACCACTTGACTTTCTGTCCAAAACGCATATCATATAAATAATATTAACATTTATATGGAGTAATTGAGATGTATTCACTGAAACAATACATAACTGAAGCGTTAAAGGCAGAAGATTATGAAGCGGCTATTGTCATGGGTTGGTATGAACTTCATGACAGAGAACTTGATAATAAGTCTGGTATTTCAACTAAAACAGTTGAAACAATAAAAAAGAATCCACTTGCACTAGATGCCGGTAGGAAAATTGCCAAGTACATTCTTGACAACAATTCTGGTCTGGCAGGCTCAGATGCAGAACAATATGGTCGTGCATCTACAAAACTAACAAAGTTTTGGACTTCCCACGGTGCATCAAACAAAACACCAAAAACAGATATACTGATTGGTAATATGAGATTTTCTCTGAAAATCGGTATGGCACAATTGATGTCTGGTGGTAAGGCTGAAAGTACTGCAACTTTCTATGCCGCATTGAAAAATGTAAATAATTCTCTAACCAAAACACCAGAGTTTCAAAAAACCACTCAAATATTGGAATCATTTGTAGAGGCCTCCCTTGCACCAACTCAACTTAGACCGTTGATTAAGTCTGGTGAAAATCCTGTTGTGAATGCAGGCGAAGCGGCACACAAAGAATGCATGACTGCGATGGGCGCCTTATTTGAAACTAGTAGAGAATTTAAAATCGCATTCGCAAGAGAAGCAATGTCTGGATTTGAAAAATTTGGTGAGAACGGTGATGCGGCCGCAGAGTATATGTTAGTTGCATCTCACGATGGTAGTAAGGTTGCAATTCACAGTGTTTATGATGATTCATATTGTGAAAAGATTGCAGATAAAATGAAACTGCAAGCAAGATTTAAAACATCATCTCGCAAGTTGAAGGGGAAGAAAACTGGTGAATACAATTATTGGTCAGTCATTTCACTTATTGTAGATGCGATGGATGAAGAACTATTGAACCATGATGGTGAAATCTTGAATGAATTTGCATTCTTAGGTAAGGTATCAAAGAAAATTAAAGGTTTCTTTTCTAGGGTTTGGAAGAAGGCATCGTCCTTCTTCAAATCCAGCACCAGTAAAATGTTAAGGTTTTTGGGTGTAGAACCAGACGTATCAAATCTTAGGGAGATTACTTTTGATTAGTTTGATGGAAAACAAAGCAGGTAAGAATCTGCACCTAGAACACATCGAAGATGAGATACTTAACTTTGGTGTGCCTGGCGGTAGAGCCGCAATCAACTTCATGCGTTCACTAAGAGATATGTTCTCTGGTGCAAGTCGTAGTTCAGTAAACATGACTGTGAAGTGGGATGGTGCGCCTGCGATATTCGCTGGTATTGACCCAGAGGATAATAAGTTTTTCGTTGCAAAGAAATCAGTATTCAACGTAGAACCAAAACTCTATAAGACAGAGGAAGAGATTGATGCTGATTTATCTGGAAATCTTAATTCTAAATTTAAGATTGCACTCAAGGAATTTTCTAAGTTGGGTATCACAGGGGTACTGCAAGGTGACCTCATGTTTACAGACGATGTTGAAAAAACAACCATTGACGGCACAAAGTATTATACTTTTCAACCTAATACTATTGTATATGCTGTTCCAACAGATAGTGACCTTGGTAAAGTAATCAACGGTGCAAAGATTGGTGTCGTATGGCATACAACATATACTGGTTCTGCACTGCAAGATATGAAAGCATCATTCGGTGCAAACATTAGTAAACTAACAAAGACCTCATCTGTATGGATGGATGATGCAACTTACAAAGATGCGTCTGGTACTGCCACATTTACATCTGCTGAGAATGCAACTGTAACTGGTCACTTATCAAACGCTGGTAAGGCCTTCCATCAAATCAACTCTGCAAAACTATCTAAGTTCCTTAGATTACAGAATTCACTGACAGGTAAACTGGTTGGTGCATCTCTCAAGACTTACAACAACTCAAAGGTTCGTAAGGGCGAGGCAATCAAGAATCCAAAACAACACGCCGCTGGGTATATTACTTGGGTTGAAAATCATTTTGCAAAAGAGGTTGACAAGGTAAAGACTGAGAAGAGTAAAGATGTTCTGAGAACAAAAGGTAAGGAATACGCAAGAGAATTTAAGAAAGACTTATCAAACTTAGAAGCGGTTATTGCGTTCCAATCACATCTAGTAAATGCAAAGATGGGGATTGTGAAAAAACTAAATAGTGTAAAGGGTTTAACCGATACCTTTATTAAAACTAGTAATGGATTTAAAGTGACTAACCCAGAGGGGTATGTTGCAATTGATAGGGTATCTGGTGACGCTGTGAAGTTAGTCGATAGAATGGAATTTAGTTTCAATAACTTTACTGCAATAAAGGCATGGGATAAATGAGAACTTTTAAAGAATTATTTGAGGACGAAATCGAAGAAAAGGCTACGCCTGCTCAGATTATGCAGAATCGCAGAAAGATGAGTAGACGCATGAAGATTCTTGCAAAGAAATCATCTGTGAAGATGAAGAAACAGAGAGCAAGAGTAAGACGCCGTGACCCAGAAGCGTTACGGGCGATTGCAAAAAGACAGGCCAAACAAATGGTCATCAAACGTAGTTTAGGCCCAGACGTAAACTACAAAGAACTCCCCATGCAAAAACGAATTCAGATTGACCAGAAGATTGTCGCCAAGAAACGTAAAGTGATTGATAAGATTTCACAGAAACTTCTTAGGAAACTGAAGGCTGGTGAAGGCGAAAGAATTAAACAGAACAAGGCCGCAATGGCGGGCCAAGATGCTGTGGGGGATTAGGATGAAGACTTTTAAAGAAGCAAGAGGTGACACCGCAGTATTTACATTTGGTAGATTTAATCCACCAACAACTGGTCACGAAAAACTTATAGATGCACTCGCAAGGGAACAGGGTAAGAACCCTGGCGCTCCTATGTATGTGTATCCATCACATTCACAGAACCCAAAGAAAGACCCTCTTCCACATAATAAGAAGGTCGCATACATGAAAAAGATGTTTCCAAGATATAAGAAGGACATCAAAGTAAGTCGTGCAAGAAACGTATTCGATATCGCAGTTGAACTTCATAACAAAGGTCATAGGGCGATTGTAATGGTTGTTGGTTCTGATAGAGTTGATGAGTTCGACAACCTACTTAACAAATATAACGGTGTAGACGGTAGACACGGTTACTACGGATTCGATGAGATTAAGGTAGTATCTGCTGGTGAACGTGACCCAGACGCAGAAGGTGTAGAAGGAATGTCTGCATCTAAAATGCGTGCCGCTGCACAATCGGATGACTTTGAACAATTTAAACTTGGTCTTCCGAAGGGATTTAGGGATGGTGAAAAACTGTTCAAAGATGTTCGTACTTTTATGGGCATCAAAGAAGAATATAACCTTACACTAGAAGAACTGAATCGTGACCTCTATATTCGTGGAGAGATTTGGAATGTCGGTGATGTTGTGAAAACAACTGACGGTGACGAAGGTACAATTATTCGTAAAGGTACAAACTATGTTGTGTTTGAGGACTTGAGAAGAGTGTGGTTACACAACCTTGAGGAAGTCAAACAAGACAAGGATATCAAAGATAGAGAAGGTACACAACCAGCAAAGTATTATGCGAAGGATGCCGATGGTGACGAAATGTCAAAGTCAACCAAACAGGCAAGAGCAAGACACTTTGCAAAAGGTAAGTCGGGCCCTGCGCCAGGCGATGCAGATGCAGATACCAAACCATCGAAACATACAAAGAAGTTCAAACAGATGTATGGTGAAGATGATGGTTGTTGGGATACTCACAAACAAGTTGGTATGAAAAAGAAGGGTGGCAAGATGGTGCCCAACTGTGTACCGAAAGAAGAAGTGATTATTGAAGCAGAGATGAAGTGTCCGCCTGCAACTCAAGACCTAAAGATTAATACAAAGAACAGAGATGCAACAATCAAGAACTTTAACTATGGCCCACTGAATGTTGACGAGCCAGGCGATTACTGGAAAGATATCGCAAAGTACTGGAAGACAACTGAAGATGCCGCAAAGAAGTCACTCTGTGGAAACTGTGTTGCATTTGATATTTCACCACGCATGGATGAATGTATGCCAGGCGAAACATCTGATGATGATGGTCGTTTGGGTTATTGTTGGATGCACCACTTCAAGTGTCATTCTGCAAGGTCATGTCACACTTGGGCAAAGGGTGGCCCAATCAAGACTGATGAGAAATCATACGATTGGCAAGAACGTGCGAACATGAATGAGAGAAAACTCACTGATGGTGAGAAAGACAAACTCAAAGATTACGAAAAAGAGATTTCAAAGAAAGATTTTATTGACAGGTATGGTAAAGAAGAAGGTGAATCTATCTACTATGCAACTCTGACCAAGATGGCAAAACAGCACGCTGAAGAAGTTATCGCAGAAAGAAAAAGAGCAACTAGACAGGATAAGAACTTACCAAACCTTAGAATTGCAACTGGTAAATCCGCCGTGTTTGCAAAAGACAGACAGGTTGCACAAAGTAAACGTGATGCATTAAGAAAAGGAACAGCACTTGCCGCACAGTCTGATGTCGAACAAATTGATGAGAAGATTGCTGCTCTGGTCAAGAAGGCAGAGAAGTCTGGAATGCCTTATGGTATTCTGAAGAAAGTATATGACAGAGGTATGGCCGCATACAAAACTGGA